GAGATTATTAAATGAGATTTAAAGCACTTGTACATGTTAGACTCAGAGGGTCCGTATCCGATGCTGCTGGTAATGCAGTAATGAATAACACTAAAAGAATTGCCCCTCTTCTTGAGCCTCATTTGTTGAGGATTGGTAAGGCAATTGATTTTTGGTTTGATGCAGAGAGTGAAGAAATAGCAAGGGAGCAATTAGATCTTCTGTCTGATAGAATGCTTGCTAATACTGTGATAGAAGATTGGGAATATAAACTAGAAGAAACAGAAGAAACTGGTATAGGAAATATATCAAATGATAATGCTGGTACATCAAAACATGCTTTATTTGATAAATAGTATTAAGTTATATTAACAACCATGTTCTGTAAGGTAAGAAAGTCTATTAAAGAATACCGTGAGTGGCAAATGAAGATTTACACTCGTGTCGAAGATAGTCTTGAGCAAAGACTGGCAGGTGTTATTGCAGCTAAACAAAAATTAGCAGAGCAAATGGAAAGAGATCAAGTAAGGGAAGACATTACGGTTAACACTACTGAAACTGTCACAAGCCCCCTTGACGGTTATCCTACCTTTATAGTATTATAAATAAATCATATACAAAGGACTCGAAATAATCGTAACCCTGTGTAGATGCAAACAAGATCCCATGTCGGGGGTCTTATCATCCGCAGGGTTTTCCCATGCGAGATACTTAAAACAAAAACATGTCTATCAAATCAACAATCGCTGCAGTTGCAGCATCTCCATTCCTACTCGCTGGTGCAGCTTTTGCTGGTCCATATGTGAATGTTGAGTCAAACCTTTCTTATCCTGATGGAGAGTATTCTTCTGCTGCTACTGATATCCATATCGGATATGAGGGCGTTGCTTCTGAAGGTAAGGTTGCTTACTATGTACAAGGTGGTCCTTCACTAGGTCATTCTGACGCTACTGACGATACAGAAACAGAACTTTCTGGTAAGGTTGGTGCTTCTTATGCAATCGCTGAATCTACCGATGTATACGGAGAGCTTTCAGGTGCTACTAATGGCGAAGATGCTGCTGGCGATACAGTAGTAGATTGGGGTGCTAAGCTTGGACTTAAGTTCACATTCTAAGTCGAACTGAATATCTAAATAAAGGGTATCTTCGGATACCCTTTTTTATTCTCTAATTACATATGAATTTTACAGTTTATTCAAAGGATGGTTGTCCTTACTGTTCAAAGATAAAGCAGGTGTTGTCTGCTAAAGGTTTAAGATACGTTGATTATAAATTAGGGGTTGACTTTGAAAGGAAAGCATTCTATGATCAGTTCGGTGAAGGATCAACATTCCCTCAAGTCGTTTTAAATAACGAAAATCTTGGTGGATGTAATGATGCTGTTAAATACCTTCGAGAAAAGAACCTTATCTGATGGAAGAATTTTACGACCTTGTTGAACATGCTATTGATGCTGCATTTGAAAAGGAGATGTACCTATTCAAATGTTATACTTATCTTAAGCATATTAAAGCAACTCGTAAGCAAGTGAGGGAGTTTATTGATTCTAGTACAGCAAAAGAGTTAGCTCTTTTAGTGTATGATCTAGAACAATATATTAAAGGTGGTTCAGACAATGAACACTGCCAACTTAGAGAAGCATACGGTCACTTAGGCAAACCAAGAGCAAGAAAGTTACGAAAGTATCTTCATGGTATACTGAGTGATGCATGGCAATATGAACTGGATCGTAAACCAGGTCGTAAGAAACTCTCTAAATAAAAATAACTGCGGAGAAAACTATGGAACCAATCATTATTGCACTGGTTGTTTTAGTTGTTATAGGAGCATTTATCCTTGGGGTAACTGTTTCGTGGTTAGCAAAAGGATACGTAGAAGACTACGTTGAAAACGCTGCCTATGCTAGAGCAGTTATACATCCTGAAATGATGGATGCCAACGGTAATATAATTCATGATGAATTGATTTACCTTCGTAAAGAAACTGAATTAGATGATGACACTGAGGATTAATTATGCCAGCTAAAGCACTTGAAAATAGTAATCCTAGATTACTTATTAGTGAGGTCTTGAGAAAGGTCTCTAATGCTAAGACTAAAAAAGAAAAGATTGCTCTACTACAGAAACACAACTCACAAGCTCTAAGATCTTTATTGATTTGGAACTTTGATGAGAGTGTTATTTCTATGGTTCCTGAAGGTGATGTACCTTACACACCTAATGATGCACCAGTAGGGACTGATCACACACGGTTGGAGCAAGAATCCAAGGGGTTCTATCGCTTTGTTAAAGGTGGTCAAGATAGTTTGAAGTCACTTAAACGTGAGTCCATGTTTGTTCAACTGTTAGAAGGTCTAGCAGCAGAAGAAGCAGAGTTACTATGTCTTATTAAAGACGGACAACTCAATACAAAGTATAAACGTATCACTAAGGCTGTAGTTCAAGAAGCATTTCCTGCTATTGAATGGGGTAATAGATCGTGAGCAGTAAGGATATTAGAATCTTACATGAAGATTGTGATCCAAGAGTTGCAAATGATAAAAAATTACCTTACAGTGCTTACCTAGTAGAGTATAAAAAGGAAGATCGTATTGCTTATGATGTTTCTATAGCAGGTAGTCAAGTACTACTCTTTGATCACTACTACGATAAGTATAAAAAAGATTTCAAATCTTTTAAACAGTCTGCAGGTACTATTAATCCAACATTATGGAACCCACCAACGAAAGCAAAACCCCCCAGAAAATCAAAGAAAGAATGAGTGTATACTTTGACAAAAATGTTAAAGTATCTGCTGATGAAAAGAAGAAGGTTCAAGATGTTAAAAGGGGAGCAGAAGCTGCTGCTAATTTTATAAGACCTTTAGTTCTTATGCTATTATGGAACTGGATAATGCCAGGTCTATTTGGTCTTCCTACTATAGGTTATCTAAAGGCATTTGGTCTTTATATAATGTCACGCATTTTATTTAATCATGAGGATGTAGATTACGATGAGTAAAGTATCATTGATCTCTGTGACTCCAGACGCAGAGAAAACTATTGGTTATGTTGCTAGGGTATCTAACCCTAAGAATCAGGACAACCCAAAGGTTGCTGGACTATTAAAGTATTGTATTAAACATGGACACTGGAGTGTCTTTGAGCAAGCACACATGACTGTAGAGATATCAACTACAAGAGGTCTTGCTGCACAGATACTCAGACACCGATCATTTACATACCAAGAGTTCTCTCAGAGGTATGCTGATAGTAGTATGCTTGCTAAAGAGATTCCACTACCAGCATTACGGAGACAGGATGATAAGAATAGACAGAATAGTATTGATGATATAGATCCATTGATGCAGCAAGACTTTGAGATTAAAATGCAAAGACACTTTGTTGATGGAATGAAATTATATAAAGAGATGCTTGATGCTGGTATAGCAAAGGAGTGTGCAAGATTTGTACTACCTCTTGCTACACCAACTAAATTATACATGACTGGAAGTATACGTTCGTGGATCCACTACATAGATTTACGTTCTGCACATGGAACCCAAAAGGAACACATGGATATTGCAGAAGCAGTAAGAGGAATATTCATAGAACAATTCCCTATCACTGCTGAAGCATTAGAATATGTACACACCCAATAACACATACCAGAGATGCCTACTTACGATTTTATTAATACGGAAACAGGTGAGGTTACTGAACACCGTATGTCAATGACTAAACTTGATGAGTTCAAAGAAGAACATCCAGAGTTGGAAAGATACTTTGGTAATCAAAATACTTCTGCTACTTATGGTAATCCTAAATCCGATGATGGATTTAAAGAGGTGATGTCTAAAGTACAAGAGGCACATCCACTTGCAAACTTAAGTAGATTTACATAATGCCAAGAGCCAGAAAGAAATCCAACGGTAACGGTAATGGAAATCCTATCCAACCTATGTCTAAGAAGATGATGAAGAGGAAGAAACCGATTGATAAGTCATACATGACTGAGATCAAACCTCTTACTAATAATCAAACAATTGCCTTTGATGAGTATAAGAAAGGTAAGAATCTTCTGTTGCATGGTGCTGCTGGTACAGGTAAGACATTCATTATGCTTTACCTAGCACTACAAGAGGTACTAGATGACACCTCACCTTATGATAAGATATACATTGTAAGGTCACTAGTACCTACTAGAGAGATTGGTTTTCTTCCTGGCGACCATGAAGATAAGTCATACCTATATCAAATACCTTATAAGAATATGGTGAGGTATATGTTTGGTATGCCTGATGATAATTCATTCGAGATGTTATATGATAACTTACGAACGCAAGAAACAATTGACTTCTGGTCTACATCTTTTATCAGGGGTACTACTCTTGACAGTGCTATTGTTATTGTAGATGAGTTCAGTAACTTGAATTTTCATGAATTAGATAGTATAATAACAAGAGTAGGTGAAGACTCTAAGATTATGTTCTGTGGTGACATCACTCAGACAGATCTAACAAGAGAGGCAGAGAAGTCTAAGATATCAGACTTCATACAGATCCTTCAGGAGATGAAGGACTTTGCTTGCATTGAGTTTGGCATAGATGACATCGTAAGGTCTGGTCTAGTCAAACAATACCTTATCACAAAATATAATCTAGGTTTCTAAATGAGTTTTACCTTTGTCGATGCACCTCTTAAGGAGATTGAAGTCGAACCTATAAATGAGGATGGAGTAAGGTTCTATCCTATTCCTGGTGCGGATAAATACTATCCGAGTGTTACCTCAATCACATCGTTTAAGAACGCAGCATTCTTCGCAAGTTGGAGAAAGAGAGTAGGTGAGTTAGAGGCTAATCAAATTACTGCTAGAGCAACACAAAGAGGTACTGCATTCCACAGTATCACTGAGGATTATATTAAAGATGAATTAAATATTGAAAAGTACTTGGAAAATAATCCATTATCTGTTAGAATGTTTCAGTCGGCCAAGACTACTCTTGATCGCATTGATAACATACACTGTTTGGAAACTTTCCTTTACTCACATTATCTTGGACTTGCTGGTCGTGTAGACTGCATTGCAGAGTTTGATGGTGAGTTAGCAGTAATTGATTTTAAAACCTCCACCAAAGAAAAACAAGAGGACTGGGTTGAACATTACTTTGTTCAAGAGACTGCTTACGCAGCGATGTTCCTCGAACGTACAGGTATTGAGGTAAAGAAAATTGTCACACTCATTGCGGTTGAAGATGGGTCTATACAAGTATTTCAGAAGTACAATCTTGATGACTATCTACACCTACTTAAATCCTATATCCAAGAATTTGTTAGGGGAAAAAATGCCTAAAGAAACTACGGATGATAAGTTTTTAACCCCAACAAAGTTCTCTGCAGAGATCGAGAGGTTAGTACATAAAAGCAACGGTCTTATCACATACATCGAAGCAGTAGTAACTTACTGTCAAGAGAATGAGATAGAAGTTGAAACTGTACCAAAACTTATATCAAAACCATTAAAAGAAAGGTTGAAGCATGAAGCTCAGCGTCTTAATTACATGAAACAATCAAGTAAAGGAGTCTTACCCTTATGACAGAGACTACGTTCTTTGAATCAGAACAAGTGCAAGAAAATTTAAATGATATATTTAATACTTATCATGAGATAGCATCACAGACTAATCATCTTCATAAGATGAGTAAAGAAAGTAGGTTGGAACATATTGATAAGTGTAAAGATTTAATAGACAGACAAAAGAATTTTTATACTAGGTTAACTCTAGCATCTAAAGAAGATGCTGAGGCAGCAGATATGAGGTCAAGGATTGATGCTTTGTCTCAAGCCTTTGGATATGCTAGTCTTATAGACTGCATGGAGGCTATGCTCGATACGTTAGGGAGAGCACAAAAAACTCAATCAGAACGTGATTGACAACACCTAAATAGTATGCTACGATCATACAGTAGCATTAATACACTCAATACGGAGAATACGATTATGTCATTTGCTTCACTAAAGAAAGCTGCCTCTACAGGCAACAGTCTTAGTAAACTGACACAAGAGATAGAAAAACTAAACCAACCTCAGACCACAGGTGCTGATGAGCGTCTATGGAAACCTGAGTTGGATAAATCAGGAAACGGTTATGCCGTTATCCGATTCCTTCCTGCTCCAGATGGAGAGGACATGCCTTGGGCAAAGATTTGGTCACACTCCTTCAAAGGACCTGGTGGTCAGTGGTACATCGAGAACTCTCTTACTACTATTGGTAAGGATGATCCTGTTGGAGAACTGAACAGAGAACTTTGGAACAGTGGTCGTGAACAGGACAAAGCAACTGCTAGAGTACAGAAGCGTAAGCTTTCTTACTACTCTAACATCTATGTTGTGTCAGATCCTGCACACCCAGAGAATGAAGGAAGAGTATTCCTTTATAAGTATGGTAAGAAGATCTTTGACAAACTTGTTGAAGCAATGCAACCTGCATTTGCTGACGAGACACCACTAGACCCATTCAATTTCTGGAAGGGTGCTGATTTTAAAGTTAAGATCAGAAAGGTAGATGGATACTGGAACTATGATAAGTCAGAGTTCGCAGCACCTGCTACTCTAGGTGGATTTAGTGATGAAGAATTGGAAGGGATCTGGAAGAAGGGTTATTCCCTAGCAGAGTTTGAAGATGCTAAGAACTTTAAGAGTTATGAGCAACTAAAGGCAAGATTGAGTCTTGTTTTAGGTAAGTCTTCACCAAGACCAGCACCAGTTGCTGTTGATGAGAGTGAAGAAGAAGTAGTACCTGCTAATTGGGGTAAAGAAGTATCAGACTTTAGAGAGAAGGTATCAACTGCCTCTCCAAGTGCTGATAGTGAGGATACATTGTCATACTTTGCATCACTAGCAGAGGAGGACTGATTATAAACTGGCACAAGGAGGACTTAATATCCTCCTTTTGCTGTTATAATAATCATATTAACAGGAGAATTATGAAACTAGCACCATTATTATTGTTTCCATTTCTGATTGCTGGCAGTGCTCAAGCGTACGAGTCACAACCAGGCTGGTCTTCATCGAGAAAATGTATACGCAAAGAATATAGAGAAGAGTATGTTCCTGGCACAGCAAACAGTCCAGGATATGTTAAGTCATGGCATGATACTATTGAAGTACCATGTAGGCCATGGAGATCATCACCCCCTAGAGAAAGAGAACCAAGACCAATCTATCAAAGACCACCATCACCTGACGGTAATGAGTGTAGTGATGGAGCAGTTCTTGGTGGTATTTTAGGTGGAGGTGCTGCAGCAGCACTATCTCAAGGAGATGGACGTTGGTGGGCAATTCCTCTTGGAATAGTTGGTGGCAGTGTCATAGGATGTGACATTGATGGAGGATAATCCATGACAGAAGAGAAGATCAAAAGTCTTTGTTACACCAAAGAAGAAGTTGATCTTATGATAGCAGCTGCTGTCGCAGAAGCAAAAGAGATTGATAGAATCTCTATGGCAAAACATAACCGAGAAGCTACTATTATTAGTATGATTCTCGGTTTTACTTGTTTGGCATTGTTTTTAGATGGAACACTAAGATTACTTGGTATCATCCCACCTTTTATGGACATAGATATAAGTATAGTTGATAAGATTGCAGACAAAGTTGAGACTGAAATCCTCCCACTAGTACAAAAGATACCGAGATTTTAAATGGATATTATTGATAACTTTCTACCTGAAAAAGAATTCAGGGGATTACAATCTTATATGATGAATAATGATTGCCCTTGGTTCTATCAGGAAGATGGTACTCTTAATCACTTGTTTTATTCTGCAAAGGGACAGTTGCCGAGAGAAGATGAAGAGATTTGTGCAGCAACTGCAGTGATATTAGATCCTATTATGATAAAGTTGGGTGTTGTTCAACCATATAAAGTTGAAGCATATTTTAAGGGTGGTATCACAAATTATAATAAGGGTGTGAAGAGTGTTAAAGAAGTTGGTATGGTAAAGGATACTTATATAAGTGGGAGATCATCTATCAATACTAATAGTAATGATAAGGTTGCAGTGTTATTCGTTAACACTAATGATGGATACTTAGAATTTGAAGATGGTAGTAAAGTTCCTAGTGTAGAGAATACAATAGTGGTGTTTGATTCTAATACTAAGTACAGGACAGTTGAAACTCCTGATGATTCAAGAAGAGTTGCAATAAACTTTACTTATGAAGCACAAGAATTTAAAGTAGTAAAAGTCAAAAAGAATTAAGCAAACCGAAAGATAGTATAAAGAAACCCCCTTTATGGGGGTTTTCTCATATAAAATAGTGTGTAGAATTCAACACAATACATGTCAGGAGATTTTTTCTCACATAATGATCAACAACCACCTATACCTGTAGAACAGGCACGTGACCTACAACAGAGATGCAGAGCATCGATGGCTATGGATGAGATTAAAGAATCTCGGTGGTATAATACAAACTATATTATTGAATTGGAAAGTTTGATAATCAATCAAAGATACAGGACTGGTAGCCCAATGCAGGAATAAAGAGAGGGTCATATATTATTCAACTTTTTATTCCCATATAAGCGCAAAAAAAACTCGGCACATTTTTTCGTGTGTAGGGTTTTTTTTAATATGAAGAAGTTGCTTCCTCACCACCATCAAATGTTCTTGTTGTAGAAGATGATAAAGTTGTTGTAGTAGTGGTGGTGGATGTAGTGGTAGTAGAAGTTGTTGTCTGAGTTGTTGCTGCAGTTGTATCTTCAGCATCTTCAATTCTTACTGTTGTACTTCCAGGTCCATTATCGTACGATACTATGGTTCCTAGTTGATTTAAAGAAATAGTCTCTGAACCAGATACATAACCTCTGGTGTCTAAGAACCTTTGAGCAACATTGAGTAAAGTCTTCTTATTGTTGAAATCATCCAATTCACTATGATACTCATATGAAAGTAATTCGTCAATTTCACTCAACATTTTGTTTACTAGTTCTACAGTCGGAATCTTTATAAATCGTTTTTTATCATTTACGAAACTTTCGTGTTCATAGTTACTTACAGGGTATATTGACAGTTCCTTTGATTTTACTGTTCCATCAGGTAATGTTGCTCTAAAACTTTCATTTACTTCTATACCTTTGTTAAAAATTACAATATCTTCTTCTCCAGGAACTTCCCATACTATTCTTTGTGTTTCGTAGTGATGAATATCATCAAATGAACCATATTTCTCTAAAACGTATTTTGTTAAATCTTCTTCTTTTTTAGGCCATTGTTCGTAAATATCAGTTATATTGTTTAAAATTAGAATTAACCAATCTAAACCTTCGTCACCTGTTACTCTTTTAGCAACTTCAAATGGTTTAATACCATCTGGTAGAGTTTGTACCTCAAACATGGTAATATATTTTTCTAAATCATCTCTAACAGAGATTCTTCGGAATATGTTTTTTACTAATTGGTAATTAAATGATTCGTCATCATCAATTCCTTTTCCAATGTAGCAATCTGGTAAATGTTTGAAATATGCCATTAGTATCCTCTGGTTACGTCGTCGCCAGTTAGAAGTTTTACTTCAGTAAATTGTAGTGTTAGAATGACTGCTGGTACTGACATGTTTCTTATGGATGGATCTGCACTCATCGCATCAGGTTCAGCTCCGATTCGTTTTAATGCATTATACTGATTATCAGGAGTGTAGTTAACTCCAATAGCAGTACAGACAGAAGGCATTATTTTAAAGTGTAAATTTGGTGTTATTTGTGGTACATCTGAGTTTGCTTCATCTGCTGCTAAACGTACAAATTCTATTTCAAATTTATTTGGAACTTTAAAGAATCTTTGACTTTTGGCATTTTGACCAACTTGAGTGTCCCACATGTCACTATCCTTTAATACACCCCAATCTTCTGTTATCTTTGACCAATCTTTATCATCATCTCCTTTTTTATCATTATATCTACCAGCAGCACCACTAGCAGGATCGTCTATAAGATTACCTTCTTGGAAGGTTGGGTGAGTACCTCTTTTGAAGTAATGTATTATTTCTTCTATTGTTTGACCTTCTTGTTGATTTCTCGCAAACATTTTAAAGTTAAAATTATGCGATCTAAATGACATATTACTGAATATTTGTTCACTGTATGGGTTAAATATTCTTCCTTTAGTTAATGCTTGTAATTCGTTAGCACCTATGTTTCCTGCTAAACCTAATGCACCACTAATACCAGTAGCTGCACCTGCAACTGCACTGTTTAGAAATTCTGGAGAAGCACCTGCAGCTGCTGCTTGAAGAGCATCAGTAAGTTTATCCATATCACTAAATGCTTCAGTTCCACCTGCTGCACCTAGCATTGCACCACCAATACCAAGATCTACTTTTCTATATGATGCATTATATGAAGTCTGTACATTTGGTGGCATATTAATATAAACTGCATCAGGACCACCTACATATACCTTTGTTGCATTAGTCTGACCTAATGTTTCCGAAGAAAATGATACATCACCATCAAATCTCATAAAGTATTGACGGAAACGTACATAGTCAATAGCCTCTGTTCCACCCCAAGAATCTGGGTTATCATTACTTCCTGGAACAGGAGCTTGTAGTGGATATCTGTATACTGTCAATTTCTTGCCTAAATATAACGTGACCTCTTTATATTTATGCGTTATAAGCAGGGAAAGTACTTTCCTAGTAAACCTCGGAAGTACAAAGGCAATTATCGAAATATAACATACCGTTCAGGCTGGGAACTCAAATTTATGAGATTTTGTGATAGTAATTCCAGTATTACTGAATGGGGGAGTGAAGAAGTTAAGATTCCTTATATTTCACCTGTTGATAATAAATGGCATACTTATTACCCAGATTTTTATTTAAAAACTAACGGTAAAAAGTATATAGTTGAAGTTAAACCCTTTAAACAGACAAAAGAACCTAAGAAACAAAGAAAGGCGACTAAAGGATATATTACTGAGGTTTTGACTTGGGGAGTAAACCAAGCAAAGTGGAAATATGCTACAGAGTATTGCAAGGATCACAATATGGAATTTATGTTAATCACTGAGAAGGAGCTTAAACCGTAATGTCATGGCCTACCACAAGCACTGATACATCTACTGGTGCTATTAGACGACACCAACAAAGTGGGTATAATTCAGTTCCTCAAGAGGAATCTGCACAATATCCCTCTTTACAGGAGTTTATGTCCTTTTCTTTAAAGGATAGAGATTATACACCAAGTTTTACTAACTTATTTTCCTTTCATATTGCAACACCACCTATTTTAAAGAATAGGATTGGAATTACTGTTGGTCATGATAATACTTTGGGACAAAGAGGGTCTAATTTAGTATCTGATTTAGGAAAACTTAAAAATTCTCTTAATTATTATTGTCAAACAGTTACTGTACCTAGTAAACAGACTACAACTGGTGGAATTGTTAATGTTGGATCTGCATACAAATATGCCACAGGTACTGCATATAGTCAGATAAGTGCAACGTTTATTATACCTAGAAATCAACATTCAAGGAATTTCTTTGAGAGATGGATGGATTTAACCTCAAGAGATTCAAATCAATATAGTGAATATTATGATTTTTATGTTTCTCCTAGAGTATCGATTTATAAATGGGAAAGGAGACCAGGAGCAGCAATTTCAGGAAGTAATTTAGCAGAAATTGCTGATGGCACTGATTTATCCCAAATAAGCGATTTAAATGCAAAGTATGATATAACAGGTAAATGGGAATTGTGGAATGCATTTCCATATAACCTTGGATCTGTTCAACTTAATAATGATAGAGCTAGGTTAATGACTCTAACAATTGGATTTTATTATGAGAGATATAGATTCTTTCCTAAAGATGCTTGGTTTGTTGATGAAGTTGGTCCTATGAAAGATATTGCAATTCCTAGAGATAATCAAGTTGATGCTACTAGAGATGCTAAAAGACTACAACATTTAGTTAAAGCTACTACATCTCAAATAGTTATAGGGTAGGCATATAAATAATTTTACTGAATTGAACTTTATATGGCATTACCTAAGTTAAATGTACCTAAGTACAAATTGAAACTACCGTCAGATGGTAGAACTGTGAATTTTAGACCATTCCTTGTTAAAGAGGAGAAATTACTTCTTTTGGCAACTGAAACAGGTAATCAGGCTGATATAGTAACTGCGATTAAAACTATTATCACGGAATGTACAGATATACATGATGTTGAAGAATTACCTACTTTTGATATCGAGTTTGTATTCCTACAAATTCGTACCAAGTCAGTTGGTGAAGCTGTTGATGTATCTGTTATCTGTCCTGATGATAATGAAACTGAAGTGGAGGTTAAGATTCCTTTAGCCGAAATTAAAGTCATTAAAACAAAGGGACATAAGACTGATATTAAATTAAGTCCAGAGATCATTTTAACTATGGGTTATCCTAGTTTGGATAGTTTTGTTGAAATGAATTTTACTGGAGATGCTACACCTGGTGTTGATCAGATTTTTTCAATGGCTGCAGGATGTGTTAAGCAAATTTCAGATGCCGAAGAGGTATATGAAGCTTCTGATACTCCTAGAGAAGAATTGATTGAATTCTTTGATCAATTGAGTAGTAAACAATTTATGATGATTCAAGACTTTTTTGAAACTATGCCTAAGTTATCTCATACTGTTAAGGTAACTAATCCTAAGACTAAAGTTGAGAGTGATGTTGTACTCGAAGGATTGGCAGCTTTTTTCGGATAGCTCTTCTCCACCAAAGTTTGCAGAGTTATTATGAAGTCAATTTTTCGTTAATGCACCACCATAAGTGGCCAATTGAATTTATTGATAATTTAATACCGTTTGAAAAGGAGATCTATATGAATCTCTTGGTGGCATTTTTAAAGGAAGAAGAGCGAAGAATGAAAGCTCAACAAGCAGCTGAAGCACGTGGAGGTTAATGGCTAAACTCTCGACTTACAAGTTTATTAATCCTGGAAGTTCGGGGAAAACCAGTCCAGCAATTCGTGCTGTCAGAAAAGGTATATTAGCTAAGAATAGAATAGGATCTACACTATCGGGTCTTAGTCTAGTTGTTGCTGATATGCGAGATATTGCATGGGCTAATGTTAAGCTTGATGTAATAGAAGCAAAGTTATTAAGAAGGAAGGCACAAAGGCAAGCAGACCAAGATGCTGAAGATAAGACAGAAAATAATAAGATAGTTGGTAGGAAGTTAACAACTAAGAGGAAACCGACTACCAAAGAGAAGAAGAAATTTGGTGATATCTTTGGATGGATGGGGAACGTTTGGGGTCCTATTGCCAGATTTATAGTAAGCCTTCTTAAATTTTATGTTGTAAAGGATATGCTTGCCTGGGTAGGCGATCCTGCTAATAGGGAAAAATTAAAAGAGTTTGTAAGAAAGACTGTATTTGTTATTAAGAAGTTATACAACTTCGGTAAGTGGTTGATAATGGATAATATCCTTACACCAATGTCTGAGTTGCTTGGTGGTGAGGATGAAGATGGAAATAAGGTAGGATTTTTAGGACAAGTAAAGAATCTTGGTAAGGTTCTTTTTGGTTTTATTAGTTTACGGTGGCTTCTTAATCCCTTTGCTTTAATTGGGGATATTTTAGGTCTATTAGACTTTATAATGAACTGGGAGGTTCCTCGATTTAATAATCGTGGAAGATTACGAAAACCACCTAAAAAGCCTCGGAAACCTCGAAGATTACCTTGGTGGCAGAAGAATACTAAATCTTTAGATAGGATGAATAAGTCCTATAAGAGATTTATTCAAGGTACTTCAAATTTTGGTGATAGATTAAGATTAATCCGTAGAGGTCAGATAGGACTTCAGGGTTTATTTAATAAAGGTGGGTTTAAAGATGGTAAGTTAAAAGGTCAAAAGTGGAAACTAAAGAATCCTTTTAAGGATCTTAGACTTGGTGAAAAATTTTCTAATGTCACAGGTGTTGTTAGGAAAAATGCTACTAAGGTTGGTAATAATGTAAATAATTGGTTTAAAGGATTAGAACTTGGTAAAAAAGGTGGTGATGTATTAGAAGGTTTAAAGTCATTACCTGGAAAGATTGGTGGTAAGATTCGAGAGATTGATGCAGGAAGGACAAAGAAAGCACTAGACGCAACAAAAGACTTTCTTGCTAATATTGGTCCTTCTGCTAGAAAGAATTTTAAAAAGTATAGAAATTTAGCAGGTAATATAGCAGGTGGTGTAGGAAGATTTACATCAAAATGGGCAAAGAGAGCTTGGAATCTTCCTGGTAATATTGAGAAAGGAATACAGAATAGGATATTAAAACCAATATGGGAATTTGTTCAACCATATGTTGATACATTTTTGAAGAAAGGGCAAGAGATTTTAGGTGCTATTAATAAGATTCCAATTATTAATAAGATAACAAAAGCACTTCAAAAGAGAGGTATAACTTGGGGTGCTATTGGTAAGAAGGGAGCACAGTGGGGTAAAAGAGCTGGAGCAGCAATACCACTTATAGGTGGATTAGTTAACTATTATTTTGCTGGACAATCATTCAAATATGGTGATAATATTGCTGGTGTCTTAGAAACGATTGCTGGTACTTTAGATATGGCTGGTGGTATCAGCACATTAACTGGTGTTGGTGCATCATGGGGTGTTCCTATGATGGTTGCTGGAACTACTATTGATGCTTATCTACTTGCTCGTATTATACCTGGAGTTGGTGAAGCAATAATGCAATGGGAACAGGATGGTGGTTTACTTAAACTTATTCCTGGTTTAGTTGAAGCAACTAATATGATTGCTAATAAATTTGGTGGTTCAAATGCTCAAGATAAGTTGAAAGAAGCCACCAAGATAATGCAGGACAAGGATCTTAAAGAAGAGAAAACAAAAACTGTCAATATACCAATGGGACTTCCAGGCCCTACTGGTTTAACATTTGGTGGTAAAGGTGGTAGTACATATGAAGATGAAGATACTAAGACTAATAAGAAACCGTGGTGGAAATTCTGGGGTGGTAAGAAAAAGACAGAAAATGCTCGTAAAAAGAATTTCGAGAAAGATGTTTTAAAATTAGGAGAAACGAAGAAGAAAGAAAATAAGCAGGGTAAGAGAGCATGGTGGGACTTCATGGGGGTCTTTACTGGTAAGAAAAACTCTGACTCAGAACCTGGTAAGTTACGTCAAGCATGGAATCCATTCAAAAAGATTTGGAATGTTATTAAAGCTCCTTTTGAAGCAGTATATGATGCAGTTGTTAAACCTATTGTTGATTTTGCTGGTAATGTTATTAACAAAGTGGGAGAAATTGCTAGTAATGTCCTGAATAGTGAGTTGGGTCAGATATTATCAGTTGCTTTACCTATTATATTTCCACAATATGCATGGATTGAAAAGGTTATAACAGGAATGAGAGCATTTAGTGCTCTGTCTCAAGGTAATCCAATGGCTGCTGTTATGAGTCTTTGGAATACTGGTGCTAATATATTCCCTGAGACATTTGCTAAATGGGAGACTGGTATAGGTAATTTCTTCTCTAATAATTTTGGAAAACCGTTTGGTAAGCTTTGGTCTAAAGGTCAGGAAATGTATGAAGGATTTATGGATAGTAAGATTGGTAAGATATCTTCTGCTTTAATACAGGGTAACTATGGTGCTGCTTTAGGTGCAGCAGTTGATGGTACTAAGTTTGGGGATCAATTGTCTGCATTTGGATCATCAGTTGAGAATATGGGATTGGGTGGAATTCTTAATTCAATTCCTGGTGTTGGTTCTGCTATACAGAATATACCAGGAATTGCAAGTGTTCCAGGAATGGGTGCATTGATTACTGGTGATTTTTCACCATCTAGTTTTATAAGTGGAATGGCAGATAAAGCTGGTATGGGTGGAGTATACAGAGCAATGATGGGTATGGCTGAGAGTGGTGATTTAGGAACAGGTCTTAGAGAATTAGCACCAGAATTAGGTGTTGATAAGAGAGTTCTTGGTGTTGTTGATAATGCTAATGAAATCTTTAGAGATGGTAAGTTTGATTCTGAATATGCATTACAGACTGCTATTGAGATGGTTGCTATTCCTATTATTATGGAGAAGATTGAGGCAGTTCCAGTCCCAGTAGATACATCCTCTGGTGTTGGTGAGCAATTGTCCTCAATGAGTGGTGTCAAAGGTTTGTTAAATAGAATGGGAGGTGCTGGCTGGTAAATGGCAATACAAAAGACTAGAAAAATTAACATGTACAAGTTTGTCGATACTGGGAAAGAATCGTCAGGCGGACCTAAGCGTGGAAAAGATAAGGAACTTGTTCGGGTTGTTAATTTAAATACCAATTGCCTTAATAATCTTGGTGGTGTACTTAATGGTATAGTTACCACTGTTCAGGAACTTAAAAATATTGAAGTTGATCTTTTAGAGAATAGAAGAAAGAGATTAAAGCAAATTGATACAGCACCAACACCATCAGGAACACCTAAAGCTACAAAATCATTTTTAAAGAAATTTAGTAACTTAAAAACTCCTGGATTCTTAGAAAGTATAATGAAGTTTTTGAGTAGTATATTCAAATTAATGGTAGTAATGCCAATTTTGAAGTGGTTGTCTGATCCAAAAAATAAGAAGAAGATTAAAGCAACTCTTATAAAGCTGCATACGATTTTTAAAGCAATTGCTTCGTTTATTAGTAGTCAAGTCGTTGGAATGGTTGATGACTTGTATAATCTTCTTAGAGATGATAGTGATCCTTGGACAAAAATAAAATCGTTTACTAAAATTTGGCTTAGGTTTGCTGGAGCATTCTTAGCAATTAGGTATCTTACTCAACCTTGGAAGATAATTAGCGATGTTAGAAAAGTTTTCATGCTTTTCGATAGAAGGGGTAAAACGGTTAAGAGACAATTATTAAGAAGGAAAGGTCGTCTTATGATGACTGGTGGTAGAGCTAGGAAATGGTTCCTTGGTGGATTTATTGGTGGTGCTGCTTTATGGGCTGCGATGGAATTTTTATTCCCTCAAAAAACTGCTGATGGTACTATTGAAGCTCAGATGGATAAGGAAGGTAAACTTCCTGGTGATAAAGGTTATGATGAATCAACTGCTGGTTTCTTTAAAAAAGATGGTGATGGTGATGCTGAGAAAGAATTGAATAGGGCTGCTGATAGATCTAAATCGATAAGGGATTATGGTGAGGATCTTACTAATGATGGTAATTATAGTAAGATTAATGTTGGTGAATATGAGGATGGAAATGGAATACCACTAAAAGATCAAGATCAATTACCAGATAAGCAGAAAGAAAAGGCTGATCAAATGAATAAGAAGAATTGGTGGCAAAAGCTTACCGATCTTCCTGGTAATATTACCAAGTCTATGGATGATAGTAAGGATAAGAATGATAATATCCTTGCTGATATGTTGGGTATAACTGCTGCTAAGAAGAAAGCTGACGATACTATGGCAGAGATGAGTCGTAAGATGCAGTCGGATCTTGAGGGTAAAGAAGGTGATAAGGTTGGTGCTATTACATCAATACTTAATGCTCTTGTTCCTGGACAGATGAATAAGGTGAGAGAAGTTACTAATAAAGGTGTAGATGCTCTTAATAGTGTCCAAAGTCAATTTGAAGATATGAAACCCAAGAAAAGTTTTTGGGATGATCTTAAGACTGGTTGGGGATTGTTTGGAGGTAAGAAAAATAGGATGCTTGGTGGTGATGTAAACCCAATGGGAAGTGGTATAATATCAGGACCGAATAGTGGATTTCCTGTATCTATGCATCCTGCACTACCACCATCATTTATAGGTCATGGAACTGAATATGTTGCGACAAAAGGAGATGGAAGTGGATTTGTAATTCCATTGGATAATTTTGCTACAAGAAGAGATCCTGGTATTGTTTCTAGATCAATACACAGAGCAAGACAATTAGGATTCAATCTTTCTGAACTTGGATTGAAGAAGTTTGAACGTGGTGGTGGATTTGGACCAGCACTATATCATCCTACAAATAATAAAATAAATTCATTTAGGGGTATTAGTGATAAATCTTTAACTACTCAGTTTGGATCTAAACTTGGTAAAGATTGGAAGAAGAAAGGAGTTAAGGGTAGTAGTGATGAGTTATTCCAAAAGTTAATTCTTGCTGAAGCTAAAGGAGAAGGAATGGCAGGAATGGCATTGGTGGCAAGAAGTGTATTGAATAGACAGAATATTATTGATGAGACAGGTAATCCAGGAACATTTATGTCTAAGAGTGGATCTCTTAAAGATATTATTAGTGCTCCTGGTCAATATAGTCCTATGACTGATGGTAGTATTGGTAGGAAATATAGTGGAGCTGAATTAGAAGTTGCTGCTAGAGCAATTGAAATTGCAAAGAGTCATAGTAGGTTGAAGGGTTTACTTGCAAATCAAATTGAGGATCCTCAGCAGATTGCAAAACTTATGTCTGCAACAGGATTCCGTAATTATTCAAGTGCATTCTATGATAAATCACAGGATGTTAATGAAGTTAAATTTGGAAATCATACTTTCAATACTGCTGGTAACAAGGAAATGAGGTTTGGTCTTCATGGTGATAGAAAACATAATACGTTAATGGATAAGTTGTTGAATCCAGATGGGTTAAATCAAAAAGATAAGAAAGAATTGGGAAGAGCAGGTTCTGCTTATACTAAGAAGACAGGACAGACAGGTGCTCAACTGTTTGGGGGTATTTTTGGTGGTGCAAAAGATATGATGGGTGGCGAAGGTGGAAAACCTGGCGGTATATTTAGTATGTTGACCAATGTATTTGGTGCTAGTAGTGATGGTAAAAAGCAAGGTAAAAAGGCAGGTGGAAGTAATGTTAATAAATCAAAGAGTAAAAAGAATGATGAGATGAAGATACAGAGGGCAACAGATGAAAGAAATAAAGCAAGAAAAGAGATTAATGCTAGAACTACAGGTATAGTTGCTGCTACAACTGCAGCAGTCGATCAATCCAATCGTCAAACTAGACAATATATTAGTGCAGCAAATCAGTCAATATCACAGATACTGACTAATTCTAAGGGTGTTGCTCCTGGACAAGCTAGCTCTGCACCAGGACCAGGTGGTGTTTTTGGTGCATTACTGAAAACTACTGCTGCCGTCCTAAATTCATTTAATAATCCTTTGAGATAAGTTATGCCAATAGCAAGACAGACCCCAGGTGAAGTAGAAATTGAATTTAGTATCTATCGTGGTGGTAAACGATTAGAGACTGATGATGGAAAGTATGATTTAACAGAATACTTAGCTGGATGGGAAGTATATGAAACTATTAGTTCTGCAACTATGGAGGCTAGATTTGTAATTGAAGATCAAGGTGGATTATTAGCAAGTCTTACAGGAACAGAGGAGTTTAGGTTATTAGTTAAAACTGGACGACAGGATAGAACTTATTACTTTAGGTCATATCAAATAGAATCTCGTGTAAGAACTGGACAATCTACTGACTTTTTTCAGGTCAATGCTTGTTCTAGTGAGTTTATTAAAAATGAAGTAAGTAATATATTTGGATCTAGTGAAAAGGTATTTGATAAAAAGGTTAGAGCAGAAGAGATTATTAAAAAATTACTTAAGGATAAAAAATATTTAAATTCTGGTAAATCTATGTTTTTAGAGGATACTCTTAACAAACATACATTTGTTGCTCCTAATTGGAGAGTTCTTGATGTAATTTATTGGATATGTCAAAGGAGTATACGTAAAAATCCTAAAGGTGGTACATTACAGAATGGATTTACATTTTTTGAGAATGCAATGGGTTATAATTTTAAATCTATTGATAAAATGATTGAGGATATTAATGACAATAATAATGGTGATGGTGATACAGATTTGAAGAAAGGTATTGGGAAAATGTATCAATATACTTATACTCCTAAGAATATGAGGGATGAAACTGGTGATGATTCGTATTTGATTGATACTATTGTTTTTCCTGATGAGAAGAGTTATTTAATGGGATTACGACATGGTACTTGGGCTGGTTATAGTGTTGGTTTTGATCCAGTTTCTATATTAAGATCACGTTGGGGTGTTAGTACTGATATGAAGAGTAAGGAATATAGGTATGGAGTTAAGAAATTATGGAGAAAGATGGCTCATATAGGTAAGAGTAATGCAGTTAATCCTATTTCTGGTATGGATCCAGAAATCAGAAACATTGTTGACTTTCCTAAGAGAGTTCGTTATACTATGCTTCCAAACCAAATTTTCGACCCTAAGTACAAAAACAATCCACAAAAGAATTATCAGGAATTAGTTGAATTGCAAGCATATCAATGGATGAGAATAGAAACACTCAAGAATCTTAGAATGCAAATCACTATACCTGGTAATTTAGATTTATATTGTGGTAGTGGTATAGATTTAAAGATACCTTCTACTAAATTGACAGGATCCAAACCTGAATTGGACAGCAAATATAGTGGTAAATGGGTAATTGCTGGAGTTCAACACTCTGGTACTGCTCAAAGTATCAAAATGAACACAGACCTGTTTTTGTGTAGAGATTCGATTAACAAAAGATAAATAGTATTGTTACCTATTAGTAACGGAGAAAAAAATTATGACAACTATCGAACAACACATTCAAAAAGATAGAGACATCCTTGACAATCCAACAACTAGTCCTGCAGCTCGTAGGCATGTTGCAGAAGAGTTACATGAGTTAGAAGTTTATCGTGAGCATCACATAGCAGAGATTAATGCTGGTGACCATCATGATCCTAATACCATTGAACTATTCTGTGAAATGCATCCTGATGAGCCAGAGTGCCTAGTGTATGACGATTAATGAGAGATTTTTTATCATGGTTACTTGGAACTTGGTCTAATAAGCATCAAGCACAGTCAGCTCCTACTTTATACAAATCTGTATCTGTAAGATGGGAGCAAAACGGTGAGTTTATAAATTCGATTCATTGGGGTAGGAGAACACCTCATGATCCATATTTAAAAACTTATAAGAAATTAGTAGAGGTATCGGATAAAGAAGTTATTTTAGAACATTGGGGTGGAACCTATAGTGGGTTGCAACGCAATGAAGATTGTGATATGGTATTAAAATTTGATGGTGTAGCATGGTTAGGTAAGTTTGATACTAGCATGGATGAAACTGGGGAAGTTATAACAGGTCATGCTGAACTTGGTGTCTATGGACATAAACTTTTTATGAGGGATAGATTTTTGGATTCTAAGGGTAGGATTGTCTGGGGTGCAGATGAAATTTATAAGTACCTGAGAGTTCAATAAATATACATGATAAGACCCTAATAAAAATGAACCAGACAATCGATGGTATAATCAATGAGAATAATATTAACTTTGTAGGGAAAGACGGATTTTTCTGGTGGGTTGGTGAAGTTGAAGATAATGAAGACCCTATGGAATTGGGTAGGGTTAGAGTTCGTGTGCTTGGATACTATACTAATGTTCGTGGTGGTACTACAGCAGATCTAAAGACAGACCATCTTCCTTGGGCAACAGTATTACAACATACATCTCAAGCTGGTAATGATGGGCAAGGAGAATCTTCAGGACAGTTGCAACCTGGTGCAGTTGTTATGGGATTCTTTATGGATGGTGATGATGCACAGATGCCAATAGTAATTGGTGTTATGCGTGTTAATAAAGCTACAGAATCAAGACAGATAAAAGAATTTGCTTTCACTGGTGAAAGTATGAAAGCAAGTAGTACTGGAACTATAAATCCTGCATCAAATAGACCAGGAGACCCTAATGGTATTGGGTCAGATAATTTTAGAAGACCAGGATTGCAAAATAATAGTGTATCAACAGTTGCAGCAACTACAACTACAGAGATTGGAGGTAAGGGGTCACCACTTAATGTTGGTATGACTCCAGGTATTAATGGTAGTGCTGGTAATCCTCAAAAACCAAGACAACCTGAGAAACCAATACCTGCTGCTAATGGTGTTGGTGGACCTTGGAAGAGTTTAGATTATACATTATCATATCTTATAGAAGATCTTGCAGACCAAGCAGGTTTGTTAGTTAAATCGGGTGATGGTCAATATTTAAATGTTATTACTGGAACTCTTGTAACAAATGCAGAACTTACTGCAAAGATACAAAATTTCTTAGGTACTGTATTCACTCAAGTTGTTAGTGCTATGCGTACAGCAACCTCTACTCTTATTGATGATTTGGAGTTGTCTGTTTTATTGAATAAGTCAACTGGAGCACCTTATGTAATACAAACTACAGTACAGGCAGAAGTTAGTAAAATATTATCTAGTCTA